ACGATGTTTGCGACTGGCTCAATCAATTGATAGCGCATGATTTCAGCACCTTCACCGCGGTAATCGTAATCTTCTTTGACCTGTTTCATCACGGCCGTAAAAAAACGGTCACGATAAAGTGGTTCGTAAAGTAATGATTCTGGGGTAAGACCGACACGAATTGCGCTTGCGATTTGAGTGGTGGCGTCGCCCACCAGCACGTCAAGCATGTCATCTTCCACAGATTGATCGACTTTGCAGTACATCTTTAAGACGTCAAACTGTGCGTCTGTAAGTGGTGCGTGCGTGTCAGCCATCTAGCTCACCTCCTAAGCGGCGGCTGCGGCAACGGTCACTTTGACAGTTGCGGTAAAGCTACCGCTCGTAGCGGTGATCGTAGCGGTGCCTTCTGCGACGGCGGTGATAGTACCATCAGCCGCTACAGTTGCGATTGCCTCGTTATCAGAAGCGTATTTGATTGCGCCGTTGACAGTGGCTTCATCGTCAGCACCCGCAGGCGTTGCACTAGCCGTTACTTGCTTGGTATCGCCGACTTTCATCGAAGCGGTGGCTTGGCTCATCTTAAGCCCAGTCGTTGGCTTCGGGGCCGGCGCTACGCTTTTGGGGAGTGAGTCAAGAAGTAACCGGCCTTAGCATCAGCGACGGAAACACCAAAGCGCATCCCCGCTTGTAAGAATTGACCGTATACTTGATCATCAACCCAGCGAACCATGAAATCGACACGGTTTGCGTAGAAGATTGCACGCTTGATATCGCCAAAGAAAGCATGAGCTTCGCCGGCGGCACCCAAAACGTCGTCATCAACGACAGCGATTGGAATACCAAAGACGGCCTTCCCTGATGGGGAAATGATAGAGTCTTGAAGCAAATAACGACCGTCGTTGTCTTTGATCGTGTCCAACCAGTTGTAGAATGACGCACTAGCAATGATTGCCCGCGCGTAAACACGTGGTAAGGTAACGTTATTCAACGTCTTTAAAGCATCCAAATCAGCCACTTCTTGAGCAGTAAACTTCTTCATGGCGGTAGCCACTGCGTAGTTGCGAGTGTTTAGTTTGATTTGATTTGCGTTTTCAGAGATCAAGGCCATCAAATCAACTTCGGAATCGTCGATAGATTCTTGGGAAAGTGGCAAGGCTTGACGATAAGTGTCAACATCCCAGTCAACACTGCCAAATTCTGGCTTAGCCATTGCGGGGTTCTTTTGTAATTCTTCCACAGTTGCCATTTTGGTAGTGGCATTTGCCAAAGTTGGCCAGCTGCCTTTTTTGTGGGTTACTTTTTGAACGTTTGTGTATGGCGCCAAGTCCACAACGTCTTGCAATTCGCGACGCGGCACATAGCTAACGTCGTCGGCAATCGTTGGTTTTACGTCTGGAGACTTGATCCCGGCGTTATCAACATCAGAAGCGTCTGCGGGTTCACCTTCACGAACCATAGCAAAAGTACCAACTTCGGTCTTTTCCATTTGAATGCCTTCGGTTTCAGCGCCTCGGGAACGGATAAACGCATTCAAAGCTTCGCGATATGATTTTTCTTGCTTGTTACCAGGCGTAGCCGGTTCAGTGTTGCCATTGATTGCGGCTTCATACAGATCACGCTTTTCTTCCAAGTCTGCAACATCAGACTTTTCGGCATCAAACAACTTTCGAGTTTCGGCAGCTTTAGCGGTGTCTTCCTCAGTATCCTTTTCCAATAACGTGCGAATTTCGGACTGGTGAGCGGTCATGGACGCGCGTTTTTCAGCTAGCTGCTTTTTAATAGCAGCAAGTTTTTCATCTAAAGTCATAATTGACCTCCTAAAATGTGTATAAAAATAGGCCTCGATTATTCGAGACCTTCCAATAATGATTTTTTGAGCAATTTTTGACGTTGCTCTTGCCATTCTGGCGGCGTGTCTAATGCTTTGATTGCATCAAGCGAACGACTGCCAACCTTGACTTCAGTGTCTGGATAGGCTGGTGTGGTAACCGGTGAAACGTCGTAAATGTGGTCGATTGAACGAATCAATCGGTTATATGGCGCATCAGCATCGCCATCGCGCGTCCATTTTTGCGCGTCTGAATTGTCTGGGATTGTGAATGCAAAGCTGGACTGAGAAATAATACCCGCACGCACGTTTTCGACTAAGTCTTTGCCTAACGATGTGTTTGGCGGCGTGAGCACGTACCGCAGACCAGTTTCGTCCACAGATAAATCAAGGTTCACGCCCGTGCGTCCTAAGACTTGTGACTGATCGTGGTTGAACAGCGCTACCACATTACTTAGGTCGGCTTTATCCAAAGCGTGCGGATCAATTTGTTCTCGGAATCGATAGTCGCCAAAGCCCATTGGTTCTGAAGCTTTATTGAATTTCAGGGCGTAGCCTTCAATTGTCGCCGGTGTTTCCTCCGTTGCCTCCCGAATTTCCATCGGGATCGTCGTCGCTCGAATTTCCTTTAGTGTCATTTTAATCACCTCCTTTCGATGCTAAATAATCGTCGCGCTGATCAAGGAAGATTGTGTTCAGATCAGTTTCGAGCTTATTCATTTCTTCGAGACCAGTTGACTTCATCCCCACCATCTTGCGGCCTTCATCACCAACGATGATTCCGGCTTTTTTGAGTTGCACGACTTCTGCAACAGGCCTACCGGCAACGCTAGTTGTGTCAAAGTTAATCGCATATTTATGACGTTCTTCGTCACTAAGTAACTTCATTTCGAATTCCGTTGTAATCGGCAGAAAATAAAATGGCAGGTTATTTTGGACATAGTCATCTGATAGTTGCTTGACTGATTGGTTTGGAGAGTTTTGAGCTAACCGATAAGCTGGCACGCGCAATGCCTTAGCGATCTGAGCCGTAGAATAGTTATTGCTTGAAATTAAATTCAGCACATTCGTGTCGACTTCAAGCGGTGTGTACTCCATCGTGTCATCCACGACAATAGGTGCGCCTGCTGTGGATCCAGATTGTGCGGTTTCAAAATCTTGGCGAATTTTCTGCCGGGCCTCAGCGCCTAAACGACCTTTAGCCTTGATAATCGAGCCTTTAAAACCGTCGCGGAAAAACTTCTGCAAAGTCGATACACCCGCATCTTGCAAGCCCATTTCTTGACGCAAAGATAGCAAAGGCGACCGGCCTAAAATCGTGTCGTAGCTAAAGAATTTCCAATGGATAACGTCTTGCTCTTGGCAGACCTTCTGCACACCTGAGTTGTACGGAGTGAATTTGTAGACGATGTTATTCGGGTCCGAATAATCAACCTCGGTTTGCGACGGTGCATAAAACTCAAACATCGCAGGTTCGTCAGTCACTGGGTCACGTACAATTCTCGAATAAGCATTTCCAGACAAAATCGCGTTGACTGCCATTGCAAACTTCCACTGGTAAGCGGTTAAACGGTTGTTGACCTTCGTATTGACCAGGTATTCGACATTTTCAAGGCTCACAAGTTTATCATTTTGACGATCTTCAACGACTAGTGGGAAACGCCCAATGTCGCCAGCAATAATTGATACTGCGGTCAGCACGTCAGAATTACGTAATGCGCCGATACCGGCATAGCTGCCTCCGATTGTGGATGGCAAAACTCCGCCAGTGATCAATGGTTGTGCCCAATTTGAATCTACTTGATCAGCAGTAATGCTTCGGAACAATTTCATAAGTTATCACCCCCTTTCCGGCAGTAAAAGGATGATTGCTAGCACTAAAAGCAAGTCTCCAAGTGTGTACAGGCCCACCACTAATGAGATGATGAAAGACGCTGTAATAATCGCTACGAACGCCAGCAGAAGCATAAGGATCCCAGCATTTGCGATCAACCACAAACCTAAATAATTAAGTTTTTTGCCCATTTCATCACCTCCTAGAAACCAAAATCATCACTAAAGACTGATTCATCATTTAAATAATTATCAACATCTTCAGTGAATGCGATAGCGTAAGCGTCTAAAATCGAATCGATCATGTCGATTTTGTTGCTATATTTGTTCTTGTTGATGCGGACGCCGTTATTATCTGACATTAAAACAGCGTTCATCGCGGCAACACGCATCAGCTCGTTGTCACTATGCTTAATTTTTCCAGCGATGATGTCATCGCGAAATTGCTTTGTCGGCATTGAGAGCGTGAGAGTTCCTTGCCGCACCGCAATCATCGGCCATTCTGGATGATTCTTTTCAATCATCGTCAGGAGCGGGCCAAATTGGTACGGATCATAGCAGATGCCCTGTATATCAATGTCATTCCGCTCAATAAAGTCCTCAAGCCACTCGTAGACACGTTCGTTGTCAATGATTCCAGAATCAAGCTCAGTGATTTCGCACTCACCACGTTTTTCGGCAGCACGGTAGTCCAGACGATCAGTCTTGATTTTATTTTCGATGCCACCTTTGCTGGCCACGAAACCATAACCATCTGCCCACCAAAAGCCTTCTTGGAGAGAGAGCCAGTCGACGGCAAACAAGTCGCTTGTGCGCCCGACGTCAATACCTAGCCAGCATCGAGTACCACGAATATCTGGTTTTTCTTCAAGTTGCGAGTTTTTCCAGTCATCATAATCGAGGTAACTGTCTTCAGTCGCCTGTCGCCATACGTTGAAGTTCTTGACCAGCTTTGAATTTAAAGTCCCATCCACACGCGACGACGCAAGCTTTCCGGCCAGATAATCGTGAATTTGGTCGTGCAAAGCATCAACGTCCATAAGAGGATTTGCCATGATCCACTTGTTTTCATCGTCCACATCTTCTGCACTGTCCATTTCAGCTATAAAGGCAAAGTACCGGTCGGCGATTTCCTCACCAGCCAGTACTTTCTTTGCATATGGATAATTTTGGGTAAACATCGGGACATTCATATCAAAGCCTGCCGTCGAGATGATAAATGTTAAGTAACTTGGCAGTAAAAGTTGACCAGAAGCCAGTGTTTCCAACATATCAGTCGTTTTGGCGTTGGCGTATTCGTCAACGACTGCGACATGGGGTTCGTAGCCATCGACCAGCCCAGCATCGCGTGAGAAGCTACGGATTGTTGAGCCGTCAGCAAGGTTCACGATTTCATCACGGGTGATTTTAACCATGTGTTTTACGTCTGCGTCAGTGCGACACAGCGCCATTAGTCGGTCTTTAACCATGCCGAACACGATTCCGGCCTGTTTGCGGTCGTTGGCGGCGGTGTACAATTGCCGCTTATTCGCTGGATTCTTGCCAAACAAAAATTCGTATAGGATCACGCCAGAAATTAAAAGCGACTTACCGTTTTTCCGTGCCATCGAAATGAACGCGTCGGTAAATCGCCTAATTGTGTGATCGTCTTTATCCACCCAGCCATAAAGAACTCCAATAATGAATTTTTGAAATGGCGCGAGCGGTGTGGGCTTGCCCGACTTCGGTTCAGGGAGCATCTCCATGAATTTCACGGCTTTGCCAGCCCGTTCGGCATCCCAAACCCACCGCCAGTCGGCACGTTGAAGGTCGTTTCGCTGTCGCTCAACCGCTTGCATAACAGCTTTGGAAGTCAGAAGTCGGCCATCTAAGACACGCTTGATAAAATTTGGTGTTGGATCTGTGAAATTCATGATTCAATCACCACCAACTTCTTAAAAATCCATACAGGCGTACGAACGCCAAGCAAATTCCCAAAAAAAACGCAGCACGCATATAATAGACGCGGATGTTTTATTGTAATTTTGACGGTAATCTTATCCACACCGTATCTCCTATCCGAAGACGTCTTTCAGCGACTTCTTCTTATCGTCGTTCTGCTTTGGCATATTCATCGCCATGCGACTGTTGACGTTTAAGCCCAGGTCGCTTGCCAAGCCTTTAATGGCGGCGGTGGCCTTGTTCAGGTCGCCGATATGCTCATAATATTTAGCGGGGTCTTGCGTCATCTCGTCCACGATTTGACGATACGTCGCATACCATACGCAGTAAGATTCTAATTCCACGCGATCCAGATTCCGCAGTGGCAACTTACCAATGCTGCCAACGATGCGCCGATATTCTTGCTTTGCCACCGGTGGCATGTACGCTGGAGGCGTTTTTTGCAATTCTGGCAAGCCGTCGGTCGCCAAAATCTCGGCTTGCAGCTTGGCTTCTTGCTGGGCTACG